CCAGGAGGCAAGTAGGTCGGCTCCATTGCATCGGCACCACGCAGAGCCACTTGCCCCCATGCGTCTTCACCGCAGACGATGAATGGATAGACGTCGACGTTAGTCGAAGCGGCCACAAGACCGCTGACGCCAACCGCCGCACCGGCATTGAGGTACGGAGCGAGTTCCGGCGAAGTGATGAAGCGGAAGTTCTCGACGCTGCCGATCTCCTGCTCGTGAATCGGCTTGCGGTTGCCGTACTCGGCAACGTTCTTCCAGCCCGAAAGCGCACGCAGGTCGGATTCGCAATCCGTATGGCAGAAGACGAGGTACGACGCTTCGACCGGCTTGGTTGCGACATTCACCGATGGCGCCAGGATGCCGGTCACGCGCTTGGCGTGATTGGCCTGAAGGTTGCGAGACACCTTCTGCAACACGCCGAGGCTGATCTTGTTGATGACCGTAGCGCGCGACCCAACGCCGCCCGGGTAGAACACGTTGCCGATCGCCTTGACGACGCCGTAGCGCACCAGTTCGCGGATCAGGCCGACGCGCTCTCCGCACTGCTTTTTCATTTCTTCCGGAACGTCGTCCTCGTAGGTGTCGTCCGTCTGGTCAGACAACTGGTATAGGCAGCCGTACTGATTGAGGGTGACGGTGATGTTGTCCGGCACCATCGTATCGGCGGTCGGCGTGACGCCTTCCGTCAGGATGGCTGCGAGAGGATCGACTCCCCACCGGTTCTTCGTCGATTCGTTCGTCGCCAGCGCGCCATACGGGCGGAAGCGGCGATAGACGACCGTCTTGCCCTTGTTCTTCGGGATCTGGCGCTGCATGCCGGTGATGCCCAACACTTCGACCGGGATGCTGTGCGCCAGGATCTCGCCCTTCAGTTGGTTGATTCGCCCCGCAGGGCTGGAATAGGTGAATGAAGCCATTTTCGATTACCTCTCAGGTATAGAATTTCGGGTTGCGAACGGACTCGAAGCCCGCCGCTAATGCGTCTTCGTCGCTGATGGCGTGCGTTACCCTTCCCCCGCGTGATTCCGGGGTAAGTGCCGCCTCCAGCCGCTGCTTGCTTTTGTTGGTACGGACGGCGCCGGCCGCCTGGTGCTGCTTGAAGCCGGCGACGATCTTTCCGAGCGCGCCGTGATCCCACGTCGTGGCGTAGGTCTGGCGAACGTCCTCAGGCTGCGTGGCAATCCAGAGCGAGAAGTCAGTGGTCTGCACGGTTTCGCGCCAGCCGGGGTTGGTGGCGTCCATTACCGCGAGATTGACCGTCTTGCTGATCTGGTCAGCATCGACCGGTGCGGCGCCGCTCTGCGCTTGAGCCATAACCTCCTGCGCGATGCGGCGTGCCCTGGCTTCGACGGCCGGGGCGAACTCGGGGAACTGCGCCTCGAACTCGTTGATGAACTCATCATCGACGGCAGCGGGCGCCTGTGGCGTCGGCTCGGCCGGTCGGCTTTGCAAGTTCAGCATCGTTCGGTTCAGTTCGCCGATCTTCCCGTGAGCCTTCTGAAGCTGCTCTTCGATGGCGTCAACGCGCGCAGCCCGCTCCAGCAGACTCTTGATCTGCGGCTCCGTCAGGCCAGCAAACACCGCCTCGTCGGCGGCCTTCTCGCTGGCGGCAACTGGCCCATTATCGGAATCATCGGCGGACTCGATCTTGCCGTCGTCATCGTTGCGCTTCTCGGGCGAGTCGTGATGCTCGTCGGGGTTGCGCACCGAATCGAATCCGGCGTTGAAGGCGTCGTCTTCCTGCTGCTGCGTGATTTCGTTCTGCTCGGACTGCTGTTCGTCTGCCATTCGTTCGTCCAACAAAAAACCGCCCTTGGGCGGCTTGGTCTTCAATCAGCGGAGGGGCTTGCTATTGCTCGTCCGCAACGTCTTCCGGGGCCGAAAACTCAAGCGCCAGAAATTCCTTCAATTCTGCAATTCGTCCGCGCACGGCGGCGGTTGCCTCGGCGTTCAGCGCCCCGTCGTTCTTCTTCCGCATCAGCGCCAACCGACACGACGCGCGTTCGCGCAGGGCCACCCATGTGTCGCCGCGGAAGTCGATAGGGGCGCCCGTATTTTTCATGCGCTACGCTCTGACCGCTTAGTGGAATTGGCATTCTTGAATTCTTCCAGCACAATCTTCGAGGGGCCAATTCCAGATCTGACGTAGCGATTCAAGATATGTTTGTCGATCGACTCCTCGCCAATTCCATCCCGCTTCTTGAGCCAATCACGAAACATCTCTCGACTGGCCATTTTGGCGAAGTGCTTTCCGAAGTCTGTCATGTTTTTTAGGCGACTCGCCACTGACTCATCAATCAAACTCTTTGTCCCCATCTTGGGTTGCGCCAGTCTCGATGCCGTGGTCCATGCCTACGTCAGGGTTTGGCGGGAAATTCGGCGATGTGTTTTCGCGCATCGGCATTCCTGCTGCGCCGGGCGGAGCATTCGGTATGGCTGGCGCCGCGTTTGCATCGACGAACCCGGCCGACATCAGCATCTCGTCGGCCATCGGCGCTATCGTTGGCTGCATGGCGATCTGGTTCGCCGCGCTGGTGGCGCTGAACATTCCCTCGACGCTCTTGTTCACCGCGGTGACGCGCGCCAGGTGCCCTTGGGCCTGTAGTAGCGCCGTCTTGGCTTCCTCTACCGGGTTCGGTTTGATCGCCTCCATCTCGGCCATCTCGTCCTGTGAGTAGAGCACGCGCTGCGGGTCGATGCGCTGCCCCTTGATAAGCTCTTTCGCCAGCCGCTTCGGGCTGATGCCATACACCGGGTCGCGCGACTGCGCCAGCAATGTGCTCATGAACTGCTGCTGCGCGTCGCGTTCGACCAGAGACGATGATGCCCGCACGTCGATCTGGAAATCGCCCTTGATGTCGTTGCGCGGGCTGTGCTGCATCTGCCATTCGTAATATCGCGTGATGTGCGGCTCGGTCACGTAATCATCCATGCGCTTCGCGATTCGCCTCAGCGTCGATGACGAGTTGTTCTGCGCCATCTGCATGCCGCCCAGGGTGTCAGGAGCGTCGCCACGGATGCCCTGCAGCATCGTCGGCAGACCGGTCACGTCTTCGGCGACCTTCATCGCCCACTGCACGATGGCCATCAACTCGGCCTGGATCGATGGCGGGGCGAACGCATAGAACTGACTGCGCACGTCGACGACCTCGGCCTCGGCCCGCCAGATTTTGCGTCCCGTGATCGCGTACTTGTTGTCGGCTGGCGTGATCCCGTTGCCGATCACGATCTGCAGGCCGGCGGACAGCCCGGCGTTGTCCATCATCGAGCGCACGCCAGCATTCAAAATGCGCTGCACGGTCCGAATCTTGCGCGACACGCCAGTGCCCCACGGCATGCCGGAGCGCCGCTGCCAGGCGAGCACGTCGTAGGGGAAATCTCCGGAGTCCAGGACGTTCAGCGCCACCTTGACAAGCCGGTCGTTGAGGATGACGGCCATGGCCGATGCCTTCGGAGTCTCGTCCTCGGTATCCACTCCGGCTTCGTAAAGGTCGTCCGCATCGACGATGCCGTAGAAAATCCACGCTTGGAACTGCTCGTCTTTTCGGCCGCCTACCGGGACCGCCGATGCGGAGATGTTCAGGAACGTGTTCTTCGGACCTTCCCCGAGTGCCGCGGCGATCGCCTCGCGGTCGTATCCCGGCATGTCGAGCATCTCGCGCACCTTGCGCGACGACAAAAGCTCGAGCTCCCATGTGTATGAACCGTCCTGAACGTTCTCGCCGCACGACGGGTCCGGCCAGAACTGCCACGGGTCGATTCGCTTGGTCGACGGGTTGATTTCTGACGCCGAGATCAGCGCAGAAACGCCGGTAGCCGGATCGGCGCGCCAGATTTTCGATGTTGTCTTGACCGGGTACGGACCCTTGAGAACGCCGCTGCCGATGCGCGCCGCATCCTCGACGATCTTGCGTACCTCGCCGTGCCAGTTGGCTTCCGTCAAACAGTCGTCGATTTCCTCCTGCATCGCCGCGGCCTTGGCCTTGGATTCTTCAATCGCCGCCTCGACGGCCGCATCATCAACGCCTTGGGCAGCGAACACCCTACGCATCTCGGTCGTGATCGGCGTCGGCTTGATGCACCACGATCGGTCGTCAGTCGGCAGCAGCTTGTCAGAAACATTCGCCGACGCCGCATCTACCGACGGAGCGGTGATGTTCAGGAAGACGACCGATCGCCCCTGCGACTCTGTCGGCATTTCGTCCGAATTCGCCCACCGCTTGGCATTGGCTCGACGTGCGGACGCCGAGAAGCGCCGGTTGGCGTCGTCGATTCCCTCGTAGTGATCTTCGTCCTCAAGCCACTCCTGCTCGATTCCAGAGTCTGCGCGCCCGTCGATCGCCTCCTTGCGTTTGGCGAGCAGCGACAGCAGTAGCGCGCTCCGTGATGGCTCGGGAACGTCTTGGTCTTGCATGGGGTCGAGCATTTAGATTCCGATCTCCGAGTCGAGCGGTTCCCACGTCGCCATCTTCGCGGTCCTCTCGACGGGCTGAACGATTGCCTTGCGCCGCATCATCAGCGCGTACCGCGTTGCGCTCATCAGGTCGTCCCGCTCCTTGATGACTCGGCCGTCCTTGCGGTGATACAGGCGGAACTCTTGCAGCCAATCATCGAGTCCGCAAAAGACCTTTAGGCAGCCAGTCTGCATCCGGTCCAGCATGTCCATCAGTCCCGCCTCGACGCCGTTACCTCCAGATCCTTCCGGCTGGCCAGGCTGCGGGGCGTGCGTGGCGCGGTCCTTGAGCATCTTCAGTCCGGCCGCGGCGTACTGCTGTGCAAGCTGCAATCCGCTGCCTTTGTCGTGCTGTAGGCCGTCGTGAGGCCATGCGCAGGGAACCCATGCTCCCCATGCCTTGAGTGTCGGCGCGAACAGGATGGGCGTCTGCTCGCGCGCCCGGTGCGCCTTGACGACGTAGATGCAATCCGCGTCGCGGTCCCATGCGATCTGTACGCCGGCCGCGGGGTGATCCCAGCCGAAGTCGATGCCGTTGATGCGAGGCCAGTGCGCGGGAATCTTGAACGGATCGACGAGAATCAGCGATTCCTCGATCGGGAAGATACGGCCGCTGCCGAGCGTCGGAATGCCCTTGGCGCGCGCCTCGCGCTCGTGCGCCGGGTAGGCCGCGACGATTGCAGCACGCTGCTCCGGCGTGTAGTGCTCGGCGTCGTCGATCGTCATGTAGGTCACGTGGCGATCTGGCGACGACTCGCTCAGGAAGCGCATCACTACCTCGCTCATACCTTGAAGCGGAGTGAACGTCATGTAGGCGATGCCGCCTGTCGCATTTGTCCGCGTCAGGCCCTCGGTGTATATCCCGGAGTCCGGCTCCTCGTCGAACCACACCACATCAAGCGTCTCGCCCTGCCACTTCTCGCGGCCCTGCTCGTACCGCTTGAAGTAAAGCCGGCTGTTGCCGCCGCTGACGTGCCGCACGGTCACGCTGTCGAGCAGATCGGCGACCCCCATGGCGCGCTTCGGTTGGCTGGCGAAGCAGGCCGCTGGAATCATCCCGGTCCCGTACTCGCCCGGCCTTCCAACGAGAAGGCGCTGCGTCGTATCACGCACAGATTCTCCGGTGACGCCAGACGCCCAGGCAGCGATCGCGCGGTGGAATCTCCGTCCCTGCCACCACTCTGGGTATCGGCCAGTCAGGTGCATCGCCATTTCTGCGGCGCCAGCCAGGGTCTTCCCGAGCTGGTTGCCCGCGCAGAACAGGCGCTCACGATGCGCCGCCCCGGCGACGTGGAACTCAGCCTGACGCGCGTAGGGCTGATACGCCTCCAGTTTGCGCTGCGACAACTCCTTGTCGATCAGCGTCATGAGCTCTTCGCTGACCCTATCCATTAGCGAGCATCGCCCTCATCCGCCTGAGCGTCGCGACGGACTCGCTGGACAGTCCGGTGTCTTGCACCGAATCCTTGTCCATGCCGAACGCCTCGCGCTCTGCCGCGATCAGCCGGCACTGCGTCTCGGCCAAGACCTTGAGGATGCCCGTGCGCTTCGCCAGGTCGCCATCGCACTCGTCAAGCTCTGCTTGGTACTGCTGCGCGCGCATCCTGAGCAAGCGAATGTCTGCCCGGTGCGACAATTGCACGTTCGCCGACGTGATCGCCGCACTGTTGATGACCTCCGCCTCGGCCGGCAAGGTTTCATTTCCCGAAACTGTAGCCTTGCCTGTAGCCGTCGCCGCTGTAACCATGGCCGCGGCTTTTGCTTCGATCTTCGCCGACAGGTCGCGCGGTATCCCGAGCTTCTTGAAATGCCGCATGACCGACACGTGCGACACCGACTGTCCGGTCGCGGCCTCGTACTCAGCGCAGAGCATTGGCACGCTCTTAACGCCCTCGCGCCAGCCGGGCTCGATGCGCCCGTAGTCGATGATACGAGGGGCAGCCATCAGCCACACCCACCGTCAGTTGCTCGCCGATCAGCAGCGCACCCAGTCGCAAGCTGGCACCTCCGCTCAATCGACGACACGCGAACCTCTTGCTCTGCCGAGAATGTGCGGCTACGGTCCAGACGGTCCAGTCTCGAGCCATGCGAACGATTGACGCCCTGGATGTTCATCACGTCGCGCCTGATGCCTGCGATTTCCCGGACGACCATATCCCGCATCCGAGCCAGCCGGCTCATCAGGACCATGCACGCGCCGATCACCACCACCGCCAGCGCAGCAGCTAGAGCGGTGAGCAGATCAAGCATTTTCTGGTCCGTGAACGGGAAAGGCCGGTCGCAGGGGGGAGACCGGCCTTTTTGGGGATCGACGACAGGGTGCGCTTAATATACCAGAAGTGTGTAATGAGTCAACAGACTGCCCACAATTTCCAATAGTTTGATGATGCTGACAGCAAGCCGCCTCCGGGCGGTTTTTCATTTCTCGGCCAGAAACCTCGCCGACAGCCACGTCAGCAGCTCCCATCTGGACAGGAAAAAGTGACTGGTGCGCAGATCGTCAATGGCGTCTGGCCCCCACTCGATAGCGCGGTACTCGTCGCGCCGCTGCGCAGACGGAGCGGCGACGACTGACAGCCAGACGCCGAATCGCTCGCGCACAACCAGCACTTCCTGCGTCGCGCTGCGGTCGAACAGATGGCAATCGGCCGGAGCCACGCTCAGCAGCGGGCGGATCGCGTCGTATAGCGGCGACATCGCTCACTTCTCCCCCTTTCCGCCAGCGCCAGCCTCGGCACAATACAACTCGTTCGCTAGCCTATCGTGCAGCCTACCGAGCATCAGGTACAGCGTCTTGCGGGCGACGGCTAGGCGCTTGGCAATATCGGTGTGCGAGCCCGATACGACGTAGTATTCAGCGCACAAACGCCTCTCAGGCGCTCCAAGCATCCCGATAGCCTTTGAGATAGCCGCCATGTCCTGCTGGCCCATGCCGGTGAAAACGCCGACAGGAGGAGAACTCTTGTATCCGGCGCCGGCCGGTCGATAGTCGCCGAACCCCGCGGACACGGACGGATAGCCGAGCCCGCGCGAATCCGACCGAACCACCCATTTTCCCCATGCCGAGAGCTGCGCGTGTATCACTTCGATCATTCAGGCTTCTCCGAGTATCGTTTGCATCGCTTTCCTGCCGGCTTCCCGAGTCCGCAAATCTCGGTCATCCGGCCGAACAGCTTGACTCGCTCCAGCAGAATGCATCCGGCGCACGTCATGGACTCGCGCCGGATGGCCACGCTCTCTGGGTCGCCCATCTCCCACCGCTCAAGATTTTTCATTGTCCGGAATACCGAGCCTTTCCTGTGTTTCCAGCCTCCTGCGCTTGCAGAATTTGATAATTTCAAATTCAACCTGTATCGCCGCCATTCGCTCCGCGTCTGATCTACTCATCCCGGCTTCAAACTCAAGGATAGCCGCGCGCTCTTCGTAGGCTTCGCGCTGGTCGTCAGTCATGACTTACCCCTTCCTGACTCGCAACCAGCGCCCTCACGCACCGCTTGCATCGCCGCCTACCCCACGCAACGCCGATGGCCATCGGATGCATCTCGACACCGCACAGCGACCTGTCTCTGATCTCTCCGACAGCCCACCAGTGCGCAACCAGCCCTCCGGACGCTACTCCCCAGTATCCGGGCATGTCGTCGCCGTCCCCGTTCTTGGCCATCATCGCCACTCCAGCAGCCACTCTGGCCACAATTGCCCATCAACCCACCACCACGTATCAGCGCCGAACTGCTGCGCCATGCCGGTCACGCCAAACTCGTCGCGCCCGATGACGCGCGCCTGACGAAATTGCCTGAAGAGAATCACTCTAGCCATCCCTCTTTTTTTCCTGAAACTGCACGCCAAGGCCGGCGCCGTAGGCATACACCTGCTCCAGATACGCGGCCATTCCGCGCACTGTCAGTCCGGTCGTGCTGCCGACAAGGACGCAAATTCCGCCCGGCGTGGTGGCCCACTTCCGATAGCCGTCCTTGATGTGCGTGTCGTCGCAGTCGGCCCGGTCCTGGTCGGGGAGGAACTCGCGCTTGAAGTGCTCATGCCAGACATCGGCGCTGTACTGCCGGCCTTGCACCCACGCCTGTTCGGCGATGTCGCGCAGTGGCCCGGACCACATCAGCGCACTCTGGTCCAGCGTCCTCTTGCGCTTCTCTTCTCGGATGACGACCTCGAGCGGTCGAGCCGCATCCAAGGGCAAGTTATCGATCAGCGCCACGAGTCGGCGGACAATCTCGCGATCGGCCAGTCGGAACGTGCGCTGCTGGAATGGTTGGCGCTTCATCGTTAGCATAGTCATTTCCATTTCAATAAAACTGTCGTCATTTCCAGAATTCTCGAAACGTCATCTTTTAGCCCTGCCAAGCTGGAGATAGCGAACTATCTCGATTCCACGGTTCCCGATGGTTCCCGGGTCCGCCAAATCCGGCTTGGCCTGTCGATTCGTCGCCAGCGCGTTGTTCCAGGTTTCGCGATTGGCTTGTGGGATACCTCGACACCAGTTCCCGGGGCGCGCGGTCAGGTGGTTTCTGCCGGCCCATGTATTCGCTGCATCCGGCCCATGTAGGCCACTTGTACGCCGCAGTAGCGCCGACCGAAACCCGGCCGGATGGTCGTCACTTCCTGCGCGCCTCCATGATCTTCTTGGCCACAGCCATCAATCCTTCGGACTGGTGAAGGTCGTTCGCGTCCTGGCCAACCGTGTCCGACATGGCGTATGGAAGCCCCGTATCCCATGCCGCATGCTCGCCAGTCCTGCTCTCGTCGTTGTCAGCGAAGACAAACCTCCGGCCGGCAAGCAGTGGAGCAACATGCTTTAGGTTGCCGGCAGTGAAGCAGACGACGACGGCCGCAGAAAGTCGCAGCAGACGAAGCGCCTCCATCACTGACATGCCTGTCGCGTATCCCTCGGCGAACCACAATTCTTGCGCCGCCGATGGTCCAAGCCGCATGGCTGCGCCTTCCAAGCGCATGCCGAAGCTGAACTTCTTTTGCCATTCGTTTTCTACCAATCTGACTTTCTGCACGCCGAGAATCTCTGCATTAAGGCAATCGCGCATCGGGATGACCAGCGTCGCCCCGTCATCGCAGACAAGAGCCTTCGCGTCAGGAAAGCCCTTCTCGGCGAGGTAGGGGTGCGTGCCTGCCTGGCACGACTTGATGGCCTTGGACGCCTCTGCTGCCGCCATGGCGTGTCCGCGCGCTGCGGCCGCGTC